CTAAACAATCTGAAGATACTGAGAAAAAGATTCCACCGGCTGCTGGCAATGGGAGGCCAAAGGGTTCGCCTAACAAATCTACTGCTGCGGTGAGGGAAGCTATTGCGAAAATGGCTGAGATGAACGCTCCGAGGTTCGCAATGTGGTTGGACGAAGTGGCTCAGAAGAGCCCAGAGAAGGCTTGCGACATCTATCTAAGAGCGATTGAGTACCACATACCTAAATTAGCGCGAACAGAGGTAACGGGAACTGACGGTCAACCAGTTGCGATGCAGATCTCATGGGCGCAACCCGAATAGTCATCCCTTATGCGCCGAGGGAGCAGCAGCTAAAGATCCACAATGCGCTATCAGACAAGCGTTTTGCTGTTGTTGTCGCGCACAGAAGATGTGGAAAATCCGTATCTGCGATCAACCATCTCATCAGAGCAGCGATAGAAAACAACAAGGAGGCTCCGAGATATGCTTTCATCGGGCCTACCTACTCTCAGACCAAACGAGTTATCTGGGATTACCTCCTCAAGTTTACCGAGCCCCTTAACGCCACTGCCAATATTGCGGAGCTTCGGGTTGATTTCTGGGGCAGACGCATCCAACTTGCGGGGTCTGATAACCCAGACTCTCTGCGAGGACAGTATTTTGACGGGGTTGTATTCGACGAATTTGGCGATCAAGACCCGCGTATCTGGTCGGAGGTGGTTCGTCCCGCCTTGTCGGATAGGATGGGATGGGCGTTATTCCTCGGAACCCCAAAGGGAAACAACCACTTCAAAACTCTGAGAGACCATGCAGAGCAGCATAACGATTGGGCCATGCTTGAGTTCAGAGCATCAGAGACAGGTCTTATTCCTCAGAGTGAACTCGAGGCCGCAAGGTCAGAGATGGGCGACGACAAGTACCTACAAGAGTTTGAGTGTTCCTTCGACTCAGCCATTGAAGGGAGTTACTACGGACAATTGCTCAATGAGCTACCGTCTGAGCGATTCCACGACATCCCTGTAGACGGTTTAGCTAAGACTTACTGTGCCTGGGACTTAGGGATAGGCGACTCCACTGCAATCTGGGTTTGTCAGAGAGTGGGATTAGAGACACGACTCATTGACTTTGTGGAAAACCACGGTCAAGGGCTTGACTGGTATGTGAACTGGCTGAGAACGAATCACTACGAACTAGCCGAGCAGTTACTGCCTCACGATGTGCAAGTAAGGGAGTTAGGCACTGGACGCTCAAGGATGGAACTCCTACAAGAAGCAGGGCTAAACATCACAATTGTGCCGAGAATGAGTGTTGACGATGGGATACAAGCCGTGAGAAGGCTGATTCCCTTTTGTTGGTTCGACTCCAAGACTAAGCGTGGAGTGGACGCGCTACGCAATTATCGGAGACAATACGACGATAAGCGTCAAGTTTATTGGGATAAGCCTCTTCACGATTGGGCATCTCATGCTTCTGACGCATTTCGGTATCTTGCGGTTGGCATGTCCGAGACAACATCTTGGTCTAAACCGCTGAAACCTAACGTATCTTGGGTGGTCTAAATGGATGACGGACGATTAAAGGCGATTCTCCAAGGTGAGATTGATAACGCGATAGGTTTCTTGGAGACCGAGACGGTCGAGCAGCGTAAGAACGCGCTCACTGCCTACATGCGTGACCCTTATGGTAATGAGGTCGAGGGTCGCAGCCAGATCGTAACCGGTGAGGTTGCAGAAGCGGTAGACGGGATGCTTCCGCCTCTCATGCGTCTCTTTACTTCTGCTGACCAGATCGGTGTATTCGAGCCTGTAGGCCCAGGTGATGAGCCGTTAGCCCAACAAGCAACCGAGTACACAAACTGGGTGCTGATGAAGCAAAACCCTGGTATCTCGATCATGCACGACTGGTTCAAGGACGCGATCCTTCAGAAGGTCGGGGTTATCAAAGCCTACTGGGACGACTCGATTTCAGTCACTAAGGAACAGTACGCAAACCTGACAGACGATGAGCTAGCCATGCTTATGTCTGACGGGACAATGGAGATTGCAGCACAAGAGACGATTGAGCAGGATATTGATGGTCAAGTCATGCGTGTTCATAACGTCGCACTGATGAAGAAAACCAAAGCCGGAAAGATCAAGGTTGAGAACGTTCCTCCCGAAGAGTTCTTGATCTCTAAGGCAGGGAAGACCGTTCGAGATACGCCCTTTGTCGCGCACAGGAAACTCATTACGAGGTCGGATCTTGTTTCGATGGGGTTTGATCCTGAGATCGTGATGAACCTGCCGGTCTACAACGACCTTGAGTTTTCTGCTGAGTACATAGCTCGATACAACCGAGACGAACAGCCTTACATGGAGCCAAGTCTCGATAAATCCATGCAGACGGTTGAGGTGTTCGAGTGCTACCTAAAGACTGACTACGACGGAGACGGGATTGCAGAACTAAGACGGGTGCATTTTTCGGGGAATGAAATCCTAAGTAACGAAGAGACCGACTATGTGCCGTTTTACACCCTCTGTCCTATTCCGATACCTCATCGCTTCTTTGGGGATTGTCCTGCTGATCGTACAGTTGATCTCCAACTTATCAAGACTACTCTAACGAGGCAGATGCTTGATAACCTGTACCTACAGAACAATACCAGGATGGGTGCTGTAGAAGGTCAGGTCAATCTCGATGATCTTATGTCGGTGACTCCTGGTGGTGTGGTGAGAATGAAAAATCCCGCCGCACTTGTACCGATTACAGTTAATCCTGTTGCTCAACAGGTATTCCCTTTTATGGAGTACCTAGATTCGATCCAAGCCAAGCGTACGGGCATTACAGAGGCTTCTCAGGGGTTAGACCCCAACATCCTACAGAATGTTACTGCTGCGGCTATAGCGGCTCTTACGCAAGCCTCGCAAGGAAAGATCGAGCTTATTGCTAGAGTTTTTAGTGAAACGGGCGTAAAAGACTTATTCAAAGGACTCTTACACCTTTTATGCAAATATCAGGACAAGTCAGTCATCATTCGGATGCGCGGCCAGTATGTTCAGTACGACCCGCGAGAGTGGTCGAACCAGTACGATTGCACAGTGAATGTCGGACTTGGTACGGGGAACATCGAGCAAAAGATGGCGATGCTCTCGATGGTTCTCGCAAAACAAGAGCAGATCATTCAAGCGTACGGCCCGAGCAATCCTTTAGTGTCTGTCTCGCAATATCGTGCGACGCTCGGAAAGCTGATTGAGGCGGCTGGTTTTGCGGACTCGGCTGAGTTCTTCAAGCCTGTAACACCAGAGATTGATGCTGCACTTGCACAACCTCAACAACAAGGCCCAGATCCGGCGGTGCAAATGATGATGGCGCAGGCTCAAGCGGATATTGAGATTAAACGCCAGAAAGCTATGGCTGATATTCAGCTTGCAAGAGAGAAAGCCCTAGCCGAGTTAGAACTCAAGCGCATGGAGTTCGAGGCAGAGGCGCAGATGAAGGCTATGAAAGTAGGCGCAGGCATCACTTCTAACATTGAGATACCAGGATAATCATGGCACTTGCAAATTTAGCTACGCTTCTTGCAGCCGGTGTAACTTATGAGAATGCACAGCCATTCTTAGAGCAGTACGGCGCAAACACCATGACAGTAGAAGATGCTGTCATGGCTATGGGTGGTTTCAAAGCTCCTGATGGGGCTACGTTCTCAACAATAGCTGCGCGTGATGCTTACATGAACGATCAGTTAGCTAAGGCTAACGATCTTACGGGCAGGGTTTACGCTGGAAACGTCTACAACACCGTCAAAGAAGCCGAGGACGCAAGGCTTCTGGATGAGAGCAATCGCACTTACAACGGGGTTCTTTACCCAACTGCTGAGGCCGCATTTGCTGCAAAAGCTGCCGGAGAAGCTCTTCAGTCAGGCGCGATTACGCAAGAGGTATACCAAGCGGTGACTCCTTCGCCGGAGGATATAGCAGCTCAGACTGCGTTAGTTGAGAAAATAAATGCTTTTACGTCTGACTTGGTTGCTTCTGGCGTTCCTGTTGCATGGGCTAAAACCTATGCAGGAGCAAACCCTAATGAGACGGTAGGTAACGCTCTCCAAGACTATCAAACCTACGTTCAGGGTGGATCTGCCGTAACAGATACGGGAGCTACAGGAGCGACGACAGGAGCTACCACAGGAGTTACCACAGGAGCCACAACAGGGGCTACCACAGGAACGACAACATCAACGCCTAGTGTCATTACACAAGCTATTGATCTCGGTGTTCCAGCAGCGTTTGCTAACCGATACATAGGTGGAACGGTTACTGACCCATCTACGATTAAAGATGCTTACGATAGAAGCATTGTCGAAAATTACGCTACAAACGCACCTTGGGCTAATCAGTACAGTGCTTATGACGCAGGTAATGCGATGGATCTTTTATCAAAAGAGATCTTAAAAGCAGGAGTTGGTTTAAGTAATGTCAAAAGTCTTCCAGCAGGACTTACTTTTGACCTTGACGGTAGCGGCACTGTCAATGCCGCAGATGCCAGGATTGCTTTGCAAGGTAAGGCAGACCCTCGTCTCTATAGTTTATTTTTGCCTACGCCTATCAAAACGGATACGACTACAAGCGCAACGATGGGCACAACGGGCGCAACGGATACGACGAGTGGTGCAACCGGAGGAACCATTGTCACCGGAGGTTTAACAGGAAGTGTTGGTACTGGCGCAGGAACTGTAGTAGGCGCAGCAGGAAATGATACGTTTACCGGCGCGTTAGGTGGCGACACCATAACTTACGCAAACCTTGCTACGTTGATGGCTAATGGTATTAGCTACGATCAAGCTCAAAACTACATTTTGCTAAAAGGCAACCAAGTCCCGTTATCAACTGCCCTAAACGAAATAAGAAACCCAGCACCTACACAACAAGGATACACATACAACAATTTAGTTTTCCCGACGGCGGCAGAACGTGATGCTTACATGGCCGCAGATCTTGCAAAGCAGAATGCGACTACCACGGGAGGTACTGGAAACGATACTATTACTGGAGGCGGGGGTAATAGCGGAACTATCATAACTGGAGGTCTTACCGGAACTGTAGGAACCGGAGCTGGCACTGTTGTTGGGGGTATCGGTAATGACACGATACAGGGTGGCGCGACAACGGTAACGGGTGGCACAGGAAACGACACTACGCTTAACTTAACAAACAGGATCACAACAGAACAAGCGTCGCAGGTCTTTAAGAACCTATTCAACAGAAGTCCTAGCAATGATGAGCTGTCTAGGTTTTATTTGATCCAAGGAAGTAGTCGCCCGTGGTCAACAACGCAGCAACTTGAAAGTTATTTGCGAGCGTCTCCTGAATATCAAAACTATTTGAATTCATTGACAGGAGCTCCTTCTGGTGGTTTCCAAACGCAACCAAGAACATTTGGTGGCTCAAATACTTTAGAGGTCACGCCACTCGTTAATCCTCCGTTTTATTCTGTTGGTGGCGAACCAATCTTTGGAGCGTCAAAAGACTTTGGTTCTGGTTTAAGAGCAGCAACGCAAAGCAGACTAAATCAAGGTATGACTCAAGATCAATTTAGGCAGCTTGCAAAACTTCAAGGACTTTCACCTGAAACTATCAATTATGCTTTAGGCCAAGATGTAACGCTTCCAGATCAGATCCAAATTGGTATTACGCCTACCTTTATGTCTGGCGTTGCAGGATTTACAAATCAAAGGCCCAGGCAGTTAGAGTTTGGCACTCCAGCTATAACGCAAGCAGTTAAACAATATACGCCAGGTGTTTTTGATGCCCCATCTTTACAAGCTAGGTTTGAATCCCAAACTGGGACTACTTACGGTGGAGAAACCATCCCTGTTGCAGGCACAGGTAACGCTGCTAATCTTCAACAGTTAAATCAAACCGATCAGGCTACCTTATACAAAGGCGGCAAGGTAACTAAGGATCATATAGCCTACGAGAAAGGTGGAAAGGTTCGTGGTTTACTAGGCCCAAATCCTGATAACCCTGACGATGGTTATGGGTCGCTCCAGGTTGGCGAGTACGTGATCCGCAAGAAAGCAGTGAATAAGTACGGCGAAGATTTTTTAGAGGCTCTTAACGAGTCAAGACTACCCAAGAAGAAGGCTAAGAGCTTGCTATGACACAGCGTTGGGAACGAGCTAAGGCTTTACTTGGTGATGAGTTTCTGACAGAAATCTTCACTGAGTTGGAAAAAGACAACATCGAGCGTATCATCAATAGTAGTCCTGACGACATTGATCTACGAGAAGAGTCATACGTGGCTATTCGCGCAGTGCGTCAGGTTAAGGCGCGTCTCGAATCTGTTGCCGCTGAAGGCGAGATAGTGAAGAGGCGATTTAGGATTTTTAAGTAAAGGTGGTTTATGGAAAGCAGCAACCCAGTTGGGACTAGCTTGACAGTGGGACAGGCAGCAGACACGTTTCTTGGCATGATGACTGGAGGAGAACCTCAACAAGAGCAAGTTCAAGACCAGTCGGAAGAGCAAGAATATGTTGCCAGTGAATCCGAGTCTGAGGAAGCACAAGAGGAAACTCAAGAGGAACAGCGTTTTGTCGTTAAAGCAGCAGGCGAAGAGCGCGAGGTTACCCTTCAAGAGTTAATCGAAGGCTACCAAAAAGGTACGGATTACCATAAAAAAACCAATCAGCTTGCCGAACAGCGTAAAGCTGTAGAAGCAGAGAAGTCTGCTATCGAGCAAGCAAAACAGGCGAGAGACGCATATTCTCAACGTCTGCAAGCGATGGATTCGTTCCTAAACGCGCAGATTAAGTCTGAGGATATTGAGGCATTAAAAGAGACCGACCCGATTGCTTATGCAGTGAAGGTCGCTGAGCAAAGCCGGATGGAAAAGCAGATCAACCAGATTCGGGCAGAACGTGAGCGCATTGCACAACAGCAACAGGCCGAGCGTGAAGCACAACTGGAGGCCCACATTGCTGAAGAAGCAAAGAAAGTCGCGGCTGCGATTCCTGATTACCTAGACCCAAAGAAGGGTGAAAAGGTGAGAGCAGAGCTTAGGTCTTACGCTAAGAATCTTGGTTATTCCGACCAAGAGCTTGCAAATGCTACCGACTCACGCGCTGTGTTGGCATTGTGGAAGGCGGCTCAGTACGACAAACTTGTGCAGTCAAAGCCCGCTGTTAACAAAAAAGTTAACGAGGCTCCGAAACTGCTCAAGCCAGGAACGGCAACAGGTAAGACCTTATCCACAGAAGCAGCAAAACAGGACTTTGCGCGTTTACGCAAGACAGGAAGTCGGCAAGACGCTGCAAGGGTTTTTGAAAGATTCTTGTAATCAGGAGTTTGAAATGACTGTTCCTTCAGGTACATTCCAGACCTTCACGGCTATCGGTCAGCGTGAAGATCTAACCGATGTTATTTACAACATCAGCCCGACCGAGACACCTATCCTTTCGTCGCTTGCTCGCACCAAAGCAACGGCTGTCTACCACGAGTGGCAGACCGATACGTTGGCCGCAGCAACAACCAACAACGCACAGGTTGAAGGTGACGACGCAACAGCAGCAACCATCAGCCCGACGACTCGTCTCGGTAACTACACACAGATCGTTGCTAAGACGATCCAGGTGTCAGGAACCATGATGGCCGTTGACCTTGCAGGCAGACGTGCAGAAAAAGCCTACCAGCTTTCCAAGGCTTCGCAGGAACTAAAGCGCGACCAAGAGACCATTCTTGCTGCCAACCAGGGTCGCAGTGCTGGTAACTCGTCCACGGCTCGCAAGTTGGGTTCGCTTTTGTCTTGGCTCAAGACTAACTCGAACTACAACACAACCGACGGTGCTAACCCCACTACAATCGGCGTGAGCACACGTTCGGACGGTACAACTCGTACCTTTACCGAGGCAATCCTCAAGGATGGCGTTCAGCAGGTTTACACCTCTGGCGGTAGCCCCAAGATCCTCGTGGTTGGCCCTGCACTCAAGCAGACTGTATCGGCCTTTGCTGGCATCGCAGCACAGCGTTACATGGCTCCTTCTGACGCACCGACGACCATCATCGGCGCGGCTGATGTCTATTTAAGTGACTTCGGCTCGATTTCGGTCGTACCTGATAGGTTCGTTCGTAGCCGTGACGCGTTCATCCTTGATCCGGAATACGCAGCAGTTGGTTATCTGCGTCCCTTCCAGACCAATGAGCTTGCCAAGACTGGCGACTCCGAGAAAACTCAGATCCTTGCAGAGTTTACCCTGGAGATGCGTAACGAGGCTGCTCACGGTATCTTGGCTGATCTCAAGACAGCGTAGTAAAAACTGTGGTAAAAAAGAGGGAGGCGTAACAACCTCCCTTTTTTTATGCTCAAAACTAAATTTCACGCAACCGACGATCAGTTTGTCTTTGAGAGAACTCAGGACATATCTGCAATCATTGAGCAGAACAAAGCCCTCTATAACGCTACTGACGAGCGCGAGCGTTGGGGTGAGTGGACACGTTACGCTCAACTGCCCTATGCGGTGATTGACGATCTAAACAACCAAGGGATCATGCGAGGCTTTGCTATCGTAGACGAGAAGAAATTCAGGGCGTGGATGAACGACCCAGAGAACAGACACTTCAGAACACGGCCAGGAAAAGTATGAAGATAGCTCTTTGTGTTCCGTGTCGGGACACGATGATGACGGGGACTGCCTTCGATATGGCTCGTCTGGCAGCGTATGACGGGGCAAATAGGTGCGCGATTACGGGAGGATCGTTTCTCTTGTACACCGCCCCTGGGACGCTCATATTCAGTCAAAGAGAGTCGCTAGCCAAAGAAGCGTTAGCAGATGGTGCTGAGTACATTCTTTGGGTGGACTCGGACATGAGGTTCCCTAAGAACACGTTAGAACGACTATTAGCACACGGGCAAAAGATTGTCGGGGTGAACGCAGTCACGAGACGCAAGCCTGTTTTACCGACAGCGATCAACTTTCACGAGGATAAAGAGATCTTCGAGAAGATCGAGAGTCGAGGCAAGAAGGGTATCGAAGAGGTAACTGCTGTAGGATTTGGGGTTGTGCTAACCCATAAGTCTGTGTTTGAGGCTATGCCGCAGCCGTGGTTTGATGTAGTATGGGGGGCGGGTGGTCTAATTGGCGAAGATGTGCATTTTTGCGTGAAAGCCTTAGACCACGGGATAAAGACTTTCGTGGATCACGAATTGAGCCTCGAAATAGGACACATCGGGACGCACGAATACCGGTGGAGCGATGTCGAATATGGCCCTAAGCACCTACAGCGAACTACAAACAACGATAGCTAACTATCTCTCGCGAGATGATCTTACTTCCGCGATCCCCGACTTCATCCAACTCGCAGAGATTCGACTCCGTAGAGATTTACGCTTGCGGCAAATGCTTACGCAAGCATCGGTTACGGCGACCGGTGGAGTCTCGACAATTAACCTCCCTAGTGACTTCTTGCAAGCAAGGGATGTGTACGTTGACTCTGACCCCGACTTCCCTATTACGTTCGCAACGCCGAGCATCTTCATTCGGAACGGTAGGACGAACGAAAGTGGTGTACCGGCTTTCTATACCATCCTCGGGTCTACGATTCAGCTTGCCCCAATTCCTGACAGCACTTACACAATCAAGATCCTCTATTACGCCGCGCCTACGTTTTTATCTACAGGCAACACGTCAAATCTCTGGCTTACGACCTGTCCGGACGCACTTCTCTACGCGTCACTAGGCGAAGCAGAACCTTACCTGATGAACGACCCTAGGCTGCAAACCTGGGGTACGCTTTATGATCGTGCAATCTTTGCGCTAACAAGGTCTGACGAAGAGAGCCAATACTCAGGTGTTCCGCTAACGATGATGGTGGCGAAGCGATGAGGGTGAACTTTGGTGAGTGGTTGCCGGATCAGCCTGGGGTTGCTGGCGCACTGCTTGACGCTAAGAATGTAATTCCTCAGCAGGTAGGTTACGGGCCTTTGCCTTCGCCTTCTGAGTGGTCAAATGCTGCCTCTGAGACATTAAATTCTGTTGCTGCCGCGTCTGCTCCTGATGAAGCGGTTACCGTTTTTGCTGGCGGTGATACCAAGTTATTCAAGCTAGGAACAAACCTAAACCTTACGGACATATCTAAGTCTGGTGGCTATACAACCCCATCGGATCAGAAATGGCGGTTTACACAATTTGGTAACCGAGTTATTGCGGCTAATGGCGGTGCAAGACTACAGGGCTATCTCATGGGCTCGTCTACGGTTTTTGCAGACCTCGGTGCTGCTGCGCCCAAGTCTCGATATGTAACGACGGTCAGAGACTTTGTAGTTGCAGGCTTTAACAATGGGGCAACGATTTACCCTAATCGCGTGGAGTGGTGCGCGTTGGGCGATGAAACAGACTGGACACCTGCCGCAACAACACAATCTGACTATCAGGACATCCCTGATGGTGGGCATGTGAAAGGTTTGACAGGTGGTGAGTACGGTCTTGTGTTTTTAGATCGTGCGATTTCGCGCATGTCATACGTTGGAAGCCCACTTGTGTTTCAGTTTGACACGATTTCGAGGGGGTTAGGCTGTATGGAGCCTAACTCGATCATTCAGTACGCGGGATCTAGTTTTTTCCTCTCTGATGACGGGTTTTACGTCTGTAACGGGCAAGACGTAAAGTCAATTTCTGTTGAAAAGGTAGATAGGTGGTTTTTTAACAACGTCGACATTGCACAGTTATCTACGATGTCCGCTGCTATTGACCCGCTTAAGAACCTCGTTATCTGGTGTTTTAAGACGGTTAGTCAGACTACCGCGCTTTTGATCTACAACTTTAACCTCAATAAATGGTCTTACGGCGAAGCGAATGTCGATACCATTGCTTCGTCTACTGCTATCACAACAACATCGTCGTCCGGTCTTACGCTAGAGCAATTAGACGCTTATGGAAGCATTGATAGCCTACCTGCTGGCTTAGACTCATTTGGGTATACGGTTACCGCTTCGCTTCTTACAGGTACGCTAGGCCAAAAGATTGTGGCCTTTTCTGGTTCTGCTTTGACAGCAAATATTGTCACGCCAGACCTATCCTTAAACGACATGCCTTCAGTGATGACTTTGGTAAGGCCCATCATAGACACAGGCACTTGCGCGGTGCAGGTCAACTCTAGACGCAGGCTTAACCAACAAACCGACTTTACGGGTTCAACCTACTCATCAAACAGCGATAACCGTATAGGTTTAAGGTCTGCCGGAACTTACCATCGTATTAAAGCTATACCTTCTGGCGTTTGGACTTCTGCCGTAGGTCTAGACGTAACAATTATCCCGCAGGGTATGCGATGATCTTTCGCACGCTACCTCCGTTTGGTGGCGACCAAAGAGCCGTTGCTGAAATTGTCCGTGGCATCATGGACGGTAAGACAAATAACACCGGAACGGTAACGCTCAACACAGGAAACGCCACTACAACCACGATCACAGACGCGAGAATAGGGGTAGAAAGCAAGATCATTCTTGTCCCTTACTCTGCTGCTGCTTATGTAAGCGGATTGCCATACGGCTCGTTTTATGACGTTAACGACCAAACGGCTGCAAGCACGACTGCATCGTATGCGGTTACGTTTTCAAACACTGACTTAAGCAACAACGTCTATCTTTCCAACTCTAGTCGAATCAACGTTAGGGCGGCAGGGAAGTACAACCTTCAATTTTCTGTGCAGTTTGCAAACGCCGATACGCAAATACAGGATGCTGATTTGTGGTTGAGAAAAAATGGCACTGACCTTGCAAACTCTAATTCGCAGTTCTCGATTCCTAATTCTCATGGTGGTACTGACGGGCATTTAATTGCGGCACTTAATTTTTTTGTTGATCTTGCGGCTAATGACTACGTTGAACTTATCTGGGCGGCAACAAGCACTCAGGTTAGGCTTGAGTACATAGGTACTCAATCAAGCCCGACAAGACCGGCTACGCCTTCAGTTATTCTGACTATGCAGCACATATCAGATGGCCCTCTTATTTACGTTTCTAGCGTGACGAATGGCAGCGCAACGATTACGCATTACCCAAACTCGACATCAAGCATGACCTACGGGTATGTGGTGGTTGGATGAATGCAAGATACATCAAGCCAGACGAACTTAGGAAGATTTGGCCGTTTATTAGGTCGGGTCTGGAGACCATCCTTAAGAAAAGTCCGGAGCAGTGGATACCGGAGGACATTTACGCAGACTGTTTTGCGGGACGATCACTTCTTTGGATGTACTTTGAGGACAGTTATCCTTGCGGGTTTGTTGTTCTTCAGCCTATCGGCGATAATTTGCATATTTGGTGCGCTTATGGCAAGGGAGATTTTGATGCAGGCATGGATCATGTTCTCTTGGTTGCGCGAGAAGGTGGCGCAAGGACTATCAGCTTTGATTCGTGGCGTAAAGGCTGGGATCGCAAGGCTAAAGCGTTAGGTTTTCGACCCCGTAAGTGGGTGAAAGAGGTTTGATATGTCAGGTGGTTCAACAAACACAGTAACCAGGACGGAACTTGATCCTACGATGCGGCCTTATGTCCAGTACGGACTAAGCGAGGCGCAACGTCTTTACTCAGGCGGTGGGCCTGAGTTCTATCAGGGGCAGACTTATGTAGGCCCGAGCCAACAGACGCAGGCTGCTTTGTCTGCGATGCAAAACAGGGCTATGCAAGGGAATGTCCTTACCCCGCAAGCCCAACAGCTAGCATCGCAGACGCTCACGGGTAACTTTCTTGGTGCTAACCCTTACATGACGGCAGCACTAAAGCCTGGGTTTGATGCGGCTACAACGGCTTATCAGGACGCGATTAACGCAATGCGTTCTAAAGCCTCTGCTTCAGGTCGCTACGGGACTAACGAAGCTCTTATGAGCCAAGAGCAACGAGCACAAGGTGCGCTCGCAAATGCGATGGCAGCACAAGCAGGTCAACTTGGTTATCAGAGTTACGAGGCTGAGAGGGGTAGACAACAACAAGCCCTTGGTATTGCTCCAGGATTGGCCGCACAAGACTACGCAGATATTGGACAGCTTGCACAGGTCGGTCAGGCTACAGAGGGCTACCAACAAGCGGCTCTGGCTGATGCGATACAGCGTTTTAACTTCCAACAGCAGCAACCATATTCCAATCTTCAGTCCTTCTTGTCTGCTGCGTATGGTGCGCCTATGGGACAGCAGACTATCCAACCCACTTACTCTAACCCGCTTGCAGGTGCGTTAGGCGGTGCTCTTGTTGGGTCTAGGCTAGGTGCTTCGGTTACTCCGTTGGGGCCTGTTGCTGGCGCAGCGTTAGGTGGTCTTGCCGGACTGTTTGGGAGGTAATCATGTCTACTAGCAACTTCCTTGGTGGTGTGTTTGGGCAAATGCCTTCCTACATGGGAGGATTGCTTAGCCCTGAAGAACAAGAGAAACTTAAGCAAGAAGCGCAAAACCAAGGGGTGCTAAACCTTGGTCTTAGTCTATTGGCTGGGTCAGGAAGAAGCCCTGTACGCAGAACGACGGGAGAACTTGTAGCTCAAGGCCTACAGGCGGGCCAACAAGCCTATCGTGGTGCTACTCAGCAGGCAATCCAGGACAAGATGTTGGGGTTGCAATTTGCTGAAATGGCTCGCAAACAAAAGGCAATGGAAATAGCAAGGGAACAGTTGCCTAAACTTGTTCAAACCACCGAGATACCTGGGGCGCAGATTCCTCTTCCGCACCCAATGGATGACGAAGGGAACGTCTACCCAGAGGCTCGTATGCCTAGTCAGATTACGCGAGCAATTAACCCGCAATCTGCTGCCGCGCTTCGTCAAGTGTTAGATCCTAAGCAATATGCAGACCTAATAAAGGCCGCAGAAACAGAAATTGGCATTAACGCGCCTAAACACGAGAGAGTTGGTAATCGAGTTATTGCTATAAATCCCGATGGGACTGTCAAAGTTCTTTATCAAGGGCCGCAAAATCTTGAATTTAGGGCTGTTGGCGATACGGTTTTTGGTCTTAATCCTGAGACTGGAGCAAAGGTTACGGAATTCAATGCAGAGTCATCTCCACTACCTCCTGCTGCAAAGGTATATGCTAGGGTTTACTTCCCTGGTGTTGCATATACGTCATTAACCCCTGAGCAAATAGCGCAAGCAATGAACTGGGCGCAAATGGCAAGCCCTGCTGACGTTGCTACTTTAGAACAAAAGAATGTTGAATTACAGGCAACGGTAGGTGTAAGAGGCCCGTCTGTCCCACAGAGACCGTTACTAGCACCTCCTGCCGCTGCTCCTCAAGCTACCCAGCAAGTTGCCCCGCAAGTTGCTCCTCAAGCCACTAGGCAAGCACAACCTGCACCGCAACCAGTTGCACAGCCTGCGCCAACACAAGCAGCACCTCAGCAAGCATTGCAAGCACCTGTTTCGGGAGAACCTGCTTACACGCAATCAACGGTAGACAATCCGACGGTTGTCAATCCTGCTATCCCGTTAAAAACTCGTAATGAGTTCAAGTCTAAGCAACCGCAAGCAATGAGTGCGACGGTATCAATGCTTAGGACGTATCGAGACACGCAAAACGATATTAGAAACCTGATTAACAATGACGCTGGTTTGAGGGCAGCTTCTGGGTTTGGTGGTGAGTTGGTTTCTGCTGTCCCTGGCACTCAAGCGGCAAACGCAAAGGCAATTCTTGATAAGCTAAAAAATCGTAGTTTTGTAGCTAATATCAATGAAATGAGAGCCGCTTCTCCAACGGGTGCTGCTGTTGGTGCGGTTACAGAACGAGAAGGGGCGAGGTTTGAAAACCTCATCGCCAGTCTATCTCAAGCCCAAACATACGATCAGCTTAAGAGGCAGTTGGTTGAGTTGGATAACTTCTTGTTAGAAACGTCTGGTGCTACCAAAAACGCTTACGAACAAGATTTTGGGCGAAACCAAACGATTAACAGCGTTTTCTCGCAAATGCCAAAAGCCTTGACGCAGCAACAAGTTACCCCTGGTGATCTTGGTAGTGCTGCGAGACAAGAGCTTGAGAGAAGAAAGCAAAGGAAATAGTGATGGCTATAGATCTAAGCAAGCTATCAGACGCAGACCTTGAGGCGTTAGCTAATAACGACCTATCTAAGGTTTCTGATGCTGGTCTTAAGTACATTGCTAGGCAACAACCAGTAGATAGGCCCATAGAAGAACGTGTTTCACGCATCCCTGGGCTTGTGGCTAGAGGTATGGCCCCTTCAATGATGGGGGCTGCTCTCGGTGCTCCTCTTGGCCCTGTTGGTATGCTTGCTGGATCTTTGGCCGTTCCTGCTGCTGAGTTAACTTCACAGGCTTATAACGCAATAGTCCCAGAGGAATACCAGTTAAAAGTAACACCTTCTCAAGCTATTTCTAACCTGCTTACGCAGATTGGTTTACCGCAGCCGGAAACAACGCCAGAACGCATGATTACGCAAGGTTCTAGCGCGTTAGGAGGTACAGCGGCATCAATCCCTGGGTTTATGCGCTTAGGTCAGGTTGCGGCAACTCCAACAGGCAGAGCGGTTTCTACGCAAATGGCCGCAGCTCCAGGTTCTCAAATGGTTGCCGCTCCTGTAGGTGCTGCGACAGGCGAAGCTGTAGAAAGCGCGACAGATTCTCCGCTTGCTGGCATGTTTGCTAATGTTGTTGCTGGAGGCCTAGCGGGTGCAAGGCGTGGAGAAAAGCCAACGGTTCCAACAAGAGAGTCTGTCAAAGACGCTGCTAGGGCAGCATACGAGGTTGCTACGTCTGCTGGCGTTATTGTGCAGCCTAATAGCTTCCAAAAGCGTTTAAGCGACATTGAGACTACAGTTAAATCTGCTGGTTTTGACGCAGATCTACATCCTAAAGTTGCTGCGGTTTTGAGGCGTTTCCAAAATGAAGGCCAAACGCCAAAGACGTTAGATGAACTAGAGATTTTAAGGCGCGTTGCGAGCAGTGCCGCTGGATCTTTAGAGAAAGATGAACGTAGGCTTGGCCGCATGATTATTTCTAAGCTAGATGATTACGTTGAGAACCTTGGGCAGGCTGACTTAATTGGTGGTAATGCTGCTGCTGGATCTACCGCGCTAAAAACAGCAAGGAATTTGTGGTCAAGAAGCGTCAAGACAGAAACCCTAGATGACATCATTGAGAAGGCTACAACGTCTGCATCTCAATATTCTCAGTCAGGCATGGAGAACGCGCTTAGAACGCAGTTCAGGCAATTAGCAAACAACAAAAACAGGTTGAGCCAATTCAATAGCGAAGAACAAGCGGCTATCAAATACGTCGCTCGTGGCGGCAATATACAAAACGTACTTAGATATCTTGGCAAGCTAGCCCCGACGGGTGTTGTATCCGGCGGTTTATCTACTGGCGCAGGTTATTTGTTTGGCGGGCCTCTTGGCGCGGCCGTTCTTCCTACGGTTGGAGCGGCATCTAGGTTTGGCGCGGAACGAATGATGCAGCAAAACGTAGAAAATCTACGCAATCAGGTGCTTATGGGTAGGCAAATAGGCCGAGGAACGCCTACAATCTACAGTACGCCAGCAGCAATGCGCGGCTTGCTGTATTCGAATCAAGAGGCTGAGTAATGGCTAAGACGAAAATAAGTGAGTTTTCCTCAACTCCAGGCAATAACACCGACATAGACGGTATCGACATTGCCGAGGGTTGTGCGCCTAGTAACATCAACAACGCTATTCGGGAGTTGATGAGTCAGCTTAAGAATCAACAAGCTGGACTTGATGGCGACACCTTCACAACGAACGATGTTTTAACGGTCTCCGGCGTTACTGCTAACGCAGGTCGAGTAAGACTCGGAGAAGATGCTGATAACGGTTCTAGTTACACAGAGCTACGATCTGCTGCTTCTCTAGCCTCTAACGTCACGTTTGTACTTCCGTCTGCTGATGGTGCTGCTAGTTCGATTGTGCAAACGGATGGATCAGGG